TTAATAAATAACAATAATTATTAACAATTAAAAAAGTAAAACTATGGCGTTAGATTTATCTGCTATTAAAGCAAAACTTAACCAATTAAACAAGAGTGATGACAAAAAACAAAACTTATGGAAACCTGAAACAGGTAAAACCAGAGTAAGAATTGTACCGTATGTACACCGTAAAGACAATCCGTTTTTGGAATTATATTTCCATTATGATATCGGAAAAAGATCTATGCTATCACCAATTACCTTCGGTAATGCAGATCCAATCGTAGAGTTTGCAGAAAAACTTAAAAAAACTGGAGACAAAGATGAATGGATAATGGGTCGTAAAATTGAACCTAAAATGAGAACTTATGTACCTGTTATTATAAGAGGTAAAGAATCTGAAGGTGTAAAATTTTGGGGCTTTGGAAAACAAATTTACACAGAATTATTATCTATAGTATCTGATGATGATTATGGCGATATTACTGACTTAATGTCTGGTAGAGATATCGATGTAGAATTTACACCAGCAGAAGGTGGAGGCTTTCCTAAAACAACTATTCGTGTAAAACCAAATGCACAACCAGCAACAGATGATAAAGCAATTGCTGAAAAAATTATGAATCAACCATTAATTACTGAAATCTTCCCTGAGCCTTCATACGAAGAATTAGAAAAAGCATTAGCAGAATGGATGAATCCAGAAAATCAAGATGCTGATGTAGAAGAAGAAACAACTAATACAACTACTACTAAAACTGCAGCAAAACCAGATACTGAAAAAGTAACTGATGTTGCATCTGCATTCAATGATTTATTCAACCAGTAATTAAAGGTTACGTATAATGGCAAAAAGTAATAAGACTAAGCTAGAACTGGAAGACAGTTTAGCAAATACATTAGCTGAAAGTATCAACAAACAATTTAAAGGACAAGCATTAAAGACTGCTTTCTTTTTAGATGGTGATGATGATGCTCCTAGCAATGTTAAAGATTGGATATCTACTGGATGCGATACATTAGACCTAGCAATTTCAAATCGACCGAACGGAGGATTCCCTGTAGGTCGAATTACTGAAATTACCGGATTGGAAGCATCTGGTAAATCATTGTTAGCATCCCATGCATTGGCAGAAACTCAGAAAAAAGGAGGATTAGCAGTATATATTGATACAGAGGCTGCATCTAGTGCTGAGTTTTTAACAGCAATCGGTGTTGATTTAAAAACTATGTTATATGTTCCATTAGAGACAATTGAAGAGATATTTGAAACGATTGAAACTATCGTAGAACAAGTTAGAAAATCAAATAAAGATAGATTAGTTACTATAGTAGTAGATTCAGTAATGGGTGCTTCAACTAAAATTGAAATGTCAGCTGAATATGATAAAGATGGTTATGCAACTAGTAAATCTATTATTTTATCAAAGGCAATGCGTAAAGTAACCAATTGGATTGCTAGAGAAAACATTTGTTTAATATTCACAAATCAGTTACGTACAAAATTAGGAGTATCATTTGGAGATGCTTGGACTACATCTGGTGGTAAAGCTATACCATTTCATGCTTCTGTAAGACTTCGTTTGAAAAATACCGGACAAATTAAAGCAAAAATTAATGGTGTTGAACAAATCGTTGGTTCTAAAACAAATGTGCAAGTTGTAAAAAACAGAATGGGTCCGCCACATCGTAAAATTGATTATGAAATTTATTATGATAGTGGAATTGACAATTATGGTGGTTGGTTAAGTGTTATGAAATCATTTGATTTAGTATCACAATCAGGAGCACATTACACATTGCAAGATGTTGATTTAGAAACCGGTGAAGTATTTGGAGAAATTAAATTTCAATCAAAAAACTTCATAGAAAAAGTTATTGAAAATCCGGATGTAAAAGCTAGATTATACGCTAGAATATGTGATGCATATATATTTAGATATCAAGCTGGAATCGATGGTGGAATTGATGATGTAATTATCGATGAATCAGTAATCGATGAAGAAGGATAATATTATATATTAGTTATAAATGAATAAGTATCAACAATTATTCAAACAGTTACAGAAAGAAAAGGAAAATAATCCATCAGAAGTTAATGATCATATCATGATTTTTGATGGATTAAATACTTTTATTAGAGCGTTTGGAGCAACACCATCAACCAATGAAGATGGTGAACATATAGGTGGAATTACTGGATTTTTATTTTCGATTGGTAAAGCAATTCGAGATTTTAAACCTAGTAGATGCATTATAGTATTTGATGGCAAAGGTGGATCTGCCAGACGAAAATCCATATATAAAGAATATAAAGGCAATCGTGCAAACAAAACAAGATTGCGAAGACATGATCATCATTTTGCTGAAATTGAAGATGAGCAAGAAGCAATGCGTCATCAGTTTAGCAGATTGGTTTCATATTTAGATAATTTACCGGTTACGTTTATTGCAATTGATGGAATTGAAGCAGATGATACTATAACATATATTGCGGATATGTATTCTGATATTTGCAAAAAAATGACAATCGTATCAACTGATAGAGATTTTTATCAATTAATCAATGATCAAATACAGATCTGGTCTCCAATTAAAAAGAAGATGTATGATGTAGAAACATTGGTTGAAGAATTTGGAGTTCATCCAAATAACTATGTAGTATACAGAACATTCACAGGAGATAACTCTGATAACATACCAGGTGTTAATGGTTTTGGAACTAAAACTATTCTTAAATGTGTACCTGAATTAGCTGAAGAACAAGAATTTACTATTGATGATTTGTTTTTAAAATCAGAAACATTATCAACTGATGCTAAAACTGGTAAGAAATATAAAACTATATTAGAATCAAAAGATATCATAGAAAAAAACTATGAACTAATGAATTTAAAATCATTGGATATACCAGGTACATGTGCCACAAATATACGAAATATAATTAATGCACCGATACCATTAATGAATAAAATGGAATTTCAAAGATTATTTATGCAAGATAAAATGTGGAGCACTATGAAAAATTTACCGGAATGGTTGAATAGTACATGGTTATCATTAAATGCATTTGCACAACAAACACATAAATAATTTGGTTTTATTCAATTAATTTTATATAATGGTTATATGACAGATAAACTTAATGAATACGGTTGGGGATTCCAAGTAAAAGTAGTAGCAGCAATGTTTACTGACAGAATCTTCTTACAACAAATAGCGGATATAATTAGACCAGAATATTTTGAATCAGAAGCAAATATTTGGTTACTTGATGTAATATTAGAACATTTTAAAGAGTATAAAACACCTCCTACAAAAGATGTATTAAAAGTACGGGTAACTGATATTGATAATGATGTATTGAAAACTGCAGTATTAGAACAACTCAAAGAAGTTTTCAGATATATGGAATCTGATGATTTATCTTTTGTTAAAGATGAAATTCTTAAATTTTGCAAGAATCAGGAAATGAAACGAGCAATAATGGATTCAGTTGCTTTATTACAACAAGGAAACTATGATGAAATAAAAAGCAAAATGGATTCAGCAATGAAAGCTGGTGCTGAAATTAATATTGGGCATGAATATAAAATAGATGTTTCTGCGAGATATAACGAAGCTGCTCGTCATGCTATCACAACCGGGTGGGATGTAATTGATGATTTAATGGACGGAGGATTGGCACCAGGTGAGTTAGGAGTTGTAATGGCAGCTGCTGGTATTGGTAAATCTTGGTTATTAATCAATATTGCAGCACATGCAGTAAAAGCTGGTAAAACTGTAATACATTATACATTAGAATTGAATGAGAATTATGTTGGTCAACGATATGATTCGGTAATTATGGGTATCAATGCACAGAATTTAAAAAACTATCAAGATGACATTGTAAGCAAAATGGAATCATTGAATGGTGAATTGATTATTAAATATTTTCCAACAAAATCAGTTGGTATTATGGGTCTTAAAGCACATATAGAAAAAACTATAATGCAAGGTAAGAATCCGGATTTAATAATTGTGGATTATGCTGATTTGCTTAAAGTGAATGCAAAAAAGGACAAACACGAGGCGTTAGAGGAGTTGTACGAGGAGTTAAGAGGAATGGCAGGTGAATATAAAATTCCCGTATGGACCGCGTCACAAGCAGGTAGAAGTGCGTTAGAAGAAGACATTATTGAAGCAGATAAAATTGCATCATCATATGGTAAAGTAATGGTTGCTGATTTTTTAATGTCATTGTCTAGAAAGGTAGAAGATAAAATGTCAGGAACAGGACGAGGCCATGTTATTAAAAATCGTTTCGGACCAGATGGTATTACGCTACCTAGTAAAATTAACACAAATAACGGACAATTCCAATTCTTTGAGCCACAAACTACTCAAGGTAAAGATACTACTAAAACTATGAAAACGGGTGAAAATATTATGAAACAAAGTTTAGCACAAAAGTTCAAAGATCTGAAAGGAACTTTAGGTTAAACTATATTTATTTAAAATTAAGGTCCGAGTATAACGCTCGGCCTTTTTTTGCCTAAATATGTTTTAAATTAATAAAAAAAGATTAAAGATTATGTATGTTACAACAGAAAAAAGTGAACTTTTAACACCTAGATTAGCATTTAAACCATTTAGATACCAATGGGCATATGATTATTGGTTTCAACAGCAAAATGCTCATTGGATGTTTCAAGAAATTAATATGCAGAAAGATATTTCTGATTGGAAAAATGAGTTAAATGCAGCAGAAAAAGGTGTTATAGGTCAAATATTAAAAGGTTTCTTTCAATCGGAAACTCAAATTGCTGATTACTGGAGTACATATGTAACAAATTGGTTTCCTGTACCAGAAATACGAATGATGGCACAAACATTTGGTGCATTTGAAACAATCCATGCAGTAGCATATTCATATTTAAATGAAGTATTGCATTTAGAAGATTATGAAGCATTTAAAAATGATCCATCTATTATGGATAAATTAGAAGTGTTAATCAATGTTGATAAAAATGATGACACTTTAGAAAATATTGCAAGATCATTAGCATTATTTAGTGCATGTGCGGAAGGAATACAATTATTTTCTTCATTTGCTATTATGCTTTCAATGAGAAAAAAGAATTTAATGACTGGTATCGGACAACAAATGATATTCTCAATTAGAGATGAATCATTGCACTCAGAAGCTGGTTGTAAACTATTTAGAACATTGATAGAAGAAAATCCAGATATATGGACAGATGAACTTAAAACTGAAATATACAAAGGATTTCAATTAGCATTAACAAATGAATTTAATTTTATTGATAAAGTTTTTGAATTAGGAGATTTAGATACTATAACAAAAGATCAAGTTAAAAACTTTATGTATGACCGAGCTAATCGTAAATTAAAGGAATTAATGTTAGAACCTATATATGTAATAGATCCAGAGTTATTAGAACAAATGGATTGGTTTTATATATTAGTATCAGGTGAACAACAAACAGACTTCTTTTTTAATCGCGAAACTGGTTATGCTAAACCAAATGCTGATTGGGAAACTGAAGATTTATTTTAATAATTAATTTATATGACAGAAAAAATAGAAACGCATCCTATAGCAAAAAAATTAGGATGGAAAGTTGGAGAAGATTTCCCGGTAGAAGGAAATAATGCTTTATATTTAACAACAATACAAGGTGAATATTTACAAGAAGGAGAAACTCCAAATCAGGGTTATAAAAGATTAGCAAGTACTGCTGCAAAATATCATGGAGATGAATCATTAGAATCTAAATTCTATAATATATTGTCTAAACTTTGGTTGATACCATCAACGCCGGTTTGTGCAAACTTTGGAAATGATAGAGGTTTACCAATATCATGTTTTTCAGGTAAAGTTGCTGATGATATGTTTGAATTGAATAGAAAGAGTACTGAAATGTCAATGCTTTCAAAAGCAGGTGGCGGAACAGCATATGATTTTTCTTCGGTTCGTCCAATTGGATCTCCAATTAGAAATGGTAAAAATGGAAAATCTGATGGTATCATTCCATTTATTAAAGGATATGACTCTTGGATTTTAGCATCTAAACAAGGTAGTTTAAGACGCGGAGCAGTTGCGATTTATTTGAATGCAGAACATGAAGAATTTCCTGAGTTTTTAGAAATTAGAGAACCAAAAGGAGAAGTTCAAAGACAATGTCATAACATTCATCAGGGTGCAATATTTACTGACGAATTTATGAATAAAGTTGTCGATAAAAACGGTAAAGAAAGAGAATTGTGGTTATCTACTTTAAAGAAGCGTGTTAAAACAGGCGAACCATATACAATGTTTATTGACAATGCAAATAAAGTAGTTCCAGAATGGTGGAAGAATAATGATTTGAAAATTCATCATTCTAATTTATGTTCTGAAATATTTTTACCAACTGATGCAAATCACACACTAGTTTGTTGTTTAAGTTCATTAAACTTAGCAAAATATGATGAATGGAAAGATACCGATACTGTTTTCTTAGCTACATTATTCTTAGATGCGGTTATTTCTGAATTTTTAGAAAAAGCAAAAGATATTAACGGAATTGAAGATACAGTTCGATTTGCTGAGAAATCTAGAGCATTAGGTTTAGGTACATTAGGATGGCATTCATATTTACAATCTAAAATGATTCCATTCCACGGATTAGAAGCAAGATCATTAACAAGACTTATATTTGGTGATATTCGTAAAAAAGCTGAAGAAGCTACTCTATGGATGGGAGAACGTTATGGATCTCCACTATGGTGTGAAGGAACAGGTAGAAGAAATTTAACATTGTTAGCAGTTGCACCAAATAGAAGTTCATCTAAATTAGCAGGTGGTGTATCTCAAGGGGTTGAACCATTGGCAGGAAATGTATATGTTGATGACGATGCAAAAGGACTTCACATTAGAAGAAATCCATATTTAGAAGATTTACTAATTGCAAAAGGTAAAAACTTGCCAGAAATATGGGATCAAATATCTGAAGATAAAGGTTCTGTTCAAAATATTAGAAGTTTAACTAAAGAAGAAAAAGAAGTATTCTTAACATTTAAAGAAATTAATCAATTAGAATTAGTTCGACAAGCAGCAGTTCGCCAAGAATATTTAGATCAAGGACAAAGTATCAATTTAGCATTCTTTCAAGATGCTCCAGCAAAATGGATTAATCAAGTTCATATCGAAGCATGGAAGTTAGGATTG